AACGAATCAGTCAAAGAAGTTTGGTTTGAGGGTCGAGACATTGTGGGATGTATGTCAGAAGAATCGTATGCTGAACTGGACATCGAGGCGGCAATGCGCTTTCACGAACACAAGCAGAACTACAAGATGGAGGATGTATGACAAAAGATGAAATACTCGATGCAATAGACCTACATCTGGAAAGCAAAAAACCTTGGGTTTACTTAACCGAGGAGGAGCATATGCAACTTGCTGAGGAATGGGGTTGCTTAAGTGCTGATTGGGTTTTCTACGCCAGTGCAATAGAACGCAAGATAAAAGAGAAAAATGCGGAAAAAAGTTAAACGTCAGGTATGGGCGCTTATTGATCCAATTTCTCATGCGGTAATTGGCGCTTCAATCACTCATAGAGACAAACTGGACAAACTCAGAATGATGGAATACTCAGCACTAGAAGCCATGACCAAAGGACAAGGGACTATCCATGACTGGAGAACCCTTGTTGACGTTTTAAACCTATCGGAAACTATGGCTAGGCACAATATCGGAAAAGATGAAGTGATGCCCGTATGCCAAAAGGCTCAAGAAGCCCTCCATCAGGCAGCAGAACGCTACCAAAAAACCATGAGCATGGGATTGAGTGGAGTTGGGATTCAGGCGGTTAGAGAACTAATCGAATATGCTGATTTACAACAATCAAGCATTTCAAGGTCAGAATTTGAGAAATACATTAAGAAAACCAAAGACTACATTAAGTCAAACGGAAACCTAGTAGTGGAGATAACATGAACGAACCCACCAAAGCCATTCAATACCTAATCGATACCGCACCGCTATATGCAAAGGCAAAAGCGGATCGGATGTATTTAGAGGAATTCAGAAAATCCCGCAAAGCCCAACTTATGAGCCAAGCGGGAACAGAGGTTTTAGGCAAACAAGAGGTTTATGCCTATGCACACGAAGATTATGGGATGATCTTGAGAGGAATCAGGGAAGCAGTGGAAACCGAGGAAAAGTATCGCTGGCTAATGACCGCAGCACAGGCAAGAATTGAGTGCTGGCGAACCGAGCAATATAGTGCCCGCATGGAAATGAAGGCCACCCAATGAACAATAAACTAAGCGCAAAGCATAGACTACACATAGGGAAAGTGAAGCTATTGCCATGCTCAGTGTGTGATCAACATGGGCCAAGCGATGCACATCACATAGAGCAAAAACTACAATATTGCGTTATTGCTTTGTGCCGTGATTGCCATAATAATTGGCATGGCACGAAGGCGATATGGCGAGTCAAAAAGATGGATGAGTTGGCAGCCCTAGACGTTACCATCCGCAGATTGACGCAGGAAATGCCACTAGAAGGCTATTCTGAGCCGTTTTGAGCCGTTTTTTTGGCTTAGTGCATATCTACTATGCCAGACGTAAAAAAACCCGCTTTTTAGGGCGGGTTCTGGGTTTATCGTTTTGTAAGTATTCGCAAAATTAAGGCAAGGCAAGCATAGATCATTTATTCCCCATATATGCAAAAATCTTGATCTTCTATTTCATGCTGGATAAAATTTGCAGCATTGATCGCTTCATCTTCGCTAAAAAGCCAGATAACGTCAATTCTTAGATCGTCAGCCGTGGCTTGAGCCGCTTCGTGATCTCCATGATCGCCTAGATTGCACATAAGCCCGTCATTATTTAAAGCAAAGTAGATCATGCTATTTCATCCTCATAAATGCCTTGAGTAAGTTCCTGAGCGATAAACTCAGCACAAAACCACAAAACAGCGTTCGCAAAACCCTGAAAATTACCTAGTTCTTTGGTCACATAATCGGGATATTCGCCTACTTGTTCCCGATAATCTTCTAAAATTTCATGTAATTCACTGGAAAACCGCTTATAAATTGCCTCAGTTTCCGTGTAATAGATCATCCCTGAAACACCGCCAGCGCATCCATGATTTGCCATGTCAGCAAGTGAATTTTGATCGTAGTTATCCTCAAGCCACTGAGTAAAATCGTTTTTCATGTTGAAGCCCTTTAAATGTTGAAAACCTGCGAATTGCAGGCCACAAAACCCCTAAAAAGAGGCTTTGCAGTCTGAAATTAAGCGTTTTCAGGTGTTTCTACTGGTGCAACTGACGGTGTATAGCACCATGCAGGAACTTTGGCTGGGTGATCTTTGCCCATTGGCATGATGACACCGATAAAATCATCATCTAAGGGAAAACTGACAATAGCGGATGAAGTACCACGCTGCAAAACCGCTGGAATTTGACGTTTTCCAAAAAGTTCCTCTGAAACGTCAACAAAACGCACTAGCAGATCAGGGTTATAAGTGCCTGGTGAATTGTCCTCAGGCTTGAAAACTAGGGGAATCACTCGATCAGTATCAGGAAAACGTGCATCATGAGCGGAAAAACGAATAGTAGAGTCACCTTGAATACACTCTACTGATAACCCGTTGACCTCAAAATGCAGCCATTCGTCTGACTGTTTTTTAGTACCCTTGAGCTTCAAAAGCGCATCAGTAGGCAAAACAACATTAAACTTTGTGTCTGACTTTATGCCGTCAATCAATAATCGGCCTAGAACGTGCCCATCAGTGGCTTCTATATACGTGCCCCGATTATCACGAACAACATTGATACCCTGCAAATAATAGCGAATATCTTTTTTAGCTGCTAAGTGAAGCATTGCACGAATTGACTTGCGTTGAATAGAGAATTTCATCATTGACACCTTATTAAATTGAAATCCTTGGGAAATTCCAAGGCCATAAGCCCCTACGTTAAGGGCTTACAGTCTTAAAATTACATATACAAGCGGGTTTTGTCAGAGGTTAACTCATTAAAGCGGTCAATATAACGCTTGATTTGAGCCTCATTATCGTCGAATGTATTGTGAATAACGCTTGATCTTTCCTTGATAAGCCACTGGTGATAGTAGTCAGCGCCCTCAGTTTCAAATAGGCTTAGAGCGAAGTCAGCATCTATTGAGGCTTGATCCTCTGGAAAATTGTCGATTGCAGCTTGATAAAAAGTCATTGTGAACACCTATAAATTAAGATTATTTGACCAGGACGTCAAAATAAGCCAAAGCCCCTATGCAAAGCATAAGACCGATTGCAATGGCTGCTAAGTAGTCTAAAAGAGTGTTTTTCATGGTTTATCCTCTTTTATAGTGAATAGGACGCTCATACAGTCCACGTTCATCCCTATAAATAGAAATGTAATACCCGTATTTTGAGCCGTCATCATAGGTTTGCCCGATAGTTTGCCCGTAGGCTATCGGAGTGCATGGCCAAACATGGGAGAGATTCTCAGCTTCTAGAGCTTCTGAGAGTGTGGGAAAGAAATTTTGCTTCATGTTGACACCTTATTGAATAAGCCGTTCTAAGTGAACGTATAAGGATAGTAGCAACAAAAAATAAAAAAACCATAGGGACAAACCCTAATAAAGTACAATTATTTCAAATTATTTATTTAAGGTTAGACAATGGCCCGCCCGCCCAAGGTAGATACAGTGCAATTTAGACGCAAGCTGGATAACCCTAAGCTGCAAATTTTGCTTAGTGCTGGACAAGGGAATATTAGTCAGGGTTTTGAAAACCTATTGAGCCTATATCAACACTTGCATGGTATCGGATACAGAACGGATAGCCCCTTGGAAAGCATAGGGTTAGTAACTAACCTAGATCAAAGTAAAATGGATAGCCCTAACCATGTCAATCAGTAGGGTAAACAGTAAGGGATAAGACAAGTAACGTATAGACAAACACAATGACAAGCATTAGATCAAGTACATCAAATTAGGTGCATCAATAACTCTCACCCTTCTAAACGCAAATGAGAATCATTCGCATTTAGACCTGGCAAGGGTAAACCCTATGACTGTATGTATAGCCAGTACTGTAAGGATAACCATGAGGGTAAACCATTAGGTAGAAACCCTAGTAGGGTAAACGATAGGTGGTGAGATGATGGGGGGGGTGGGGGTAGGTGGGGTTGGTAGATATTTGTGGTACACCCCCCATTCAGAAAAAGCTGAAATCCAAGGAGGATAAATGGAAGCTCAATTGAAAAGAGGAAGAGGAAGGCCGAAGGGAAGCGTCAAGATGACGATACAGAGGTTTGCTGACAATCCGCCCTTGGTACTGCCTAAGACAGACCATCAACGTCTTAAAGAGCTTAAAGAGCTGATGATACGTAGTGGGGGTAAGGATGTTGCTCAGAAGGTAATAGAGATAGCGCTTAATGATGACCATCCTCATCAATTAGTGGCTTTAAAGATGTGTCTTGACAGGACTCTACCTGTGAGTATGTTTGAGAAGGATAAGAGTCAGAGAAGTGCTGTAACCATATCAATTACAGGATTGGGTGAACCGACTATAATAGAGGCTAATAACGCTCAAGACGTAGAGGCTAAATATGAGTAGAGCAGCAGAACGTGCCAAGGCAAAAGAGCTTGGTGAGCGTTTTTATTTTACTGGTAGACCCTGTAAGCACGGGCATATTGCGAAGCGTTATACAGATAAAGGCACTTGTTGCGAGTGCATGACTCTTGATTTTGAGGCTAAAAAAGAATCAAGATTAAGCCAAATGAAGTCAAACTACGAAGCAAAGAAATCAATCTATGCTCAGAGGATGGTTTCTTGGAGAGCAAACAACAAGCATAAGCAAGCCGTGTATTCATCTAAGAAGCGGTCTGAAATCATGTTGCGAACACCAAAGTGGTTGGATTCGGATGCTTTTGACAAGATAGAAGAGTATTACTACACAGCCAATATGCTTGGAATGCACACTGGTGAGCAATACCATGTAGACCATATAGTGCCGTTGCGTGGTAAGTTGGTAAGTGGCTTAAATGTGCCTTGGAACTTACAAATCCTTACAAAGACAGAAAACCTACGAAAGAAAAACAAGTTCTATGGCTGATCTTAATTTTCAACTATTGCCGTGGCAGCAGATTGTTTTTAAAGACCCAGCCCGATTCAAAGTGGTTGCCGCAGGTCGAAGGTGCGGGAAGTCTAGATTAGCCGCCACAACCTTGTTAATCGAGGGATTGCGTTGCCCTCCTGGTTCGGCAGTGCTTTATGTTTCACCAACAATGGGACAGTCGAGGCAAATTGTCTGGGACTTATTGCTAGACCTTGGTAGAGATGTTATACAGAACTCCCATGTAAACAACCTAGACATTACCCTGATAAACGGAGCTAGGATATACGTTAGGGGTGCGGATAGACCTGATACGCTTCGTGGAGTCTCTTTAACTTACGCTGTGCTAGACGAGGTAGCCGACATTAAACCCGAGGCATGGGAACAAGTCATTAGAGCTAGTTTGTCTGATAAAAAAGGGAGAGCACTCTTCATCGGCACTCCAAAGGGAAGAAATTGGTTTCACGATACCTTTAAGCTCGGTGAGAGTGGAGAGGACTCAGATTGGAAGAGTTGGCACTTTACCACTGCTGATAACCCTTTGATCGACCCATCTGAGATTGAAAGTGCTAAAAAGACCCTGAGTACCTTTGCTTTTAAACAAGAGTATATGGCTTCGTTTACCAATGCGGGTTCTGACATCTTCAAAGAAGAATGGATTAAATATGGG